CCTCTCGAACAAGCTGCGATGACACGGCCAGCGGTGCTAGGTGCAAAACCGGCTTGCCCGTCTTTTCGGCCACCACCTGACCCCATGATAGCTCCATGAGAGATTTGCCTAGCCCGGTTCCTGCAAAGAGCGCGGAGCGGCCCCGGCGCAGCGCCCATGACACGATGTCGCGTTGGTGCGGGAAGAGGCACGACGGTAGTTCTGGCACGTCAGATATGCCCGTGAATGGGTCGGTTACGGCCTTGGCCGCTAGAAAGTCCTCATAATTCATTGACCGTCCTCCCAAACGGTGAATAGCGGATGCCTTTTCGGCGGAACCGGCCTCGTTACAGGCTTCGGCTTCGGAAGATGATCCCCCCGGATAAACGCCTCGGCAAGAGCTTTTTGCAGCTTCATGTCGCCCTCGCGCTGTTTCATTTCGACCTCTCGCTCCCGGCTCATATCCGGGTTTGATCTGGCGAGCATGGCTTGTGCATATGGCCGGAAGTAGTGGGTGCTATTGGACACGGGCGGCATCCATTGCTTTTGCGTAACGTGCGGCAATCAGCGAAAACGAATGGCGAAGGTTGGCCGGATCGCGCATCGCTTGAGCGTCGTCGTATGTGATTCCGATGCGCTGACAGTGGGCTTTAACCCCGTGCATGATGGTTGTATGATCGCGCCCTCCCAAGCGCCGCCCGGCCTCGGGATAAGAGATGTGGCTGCACTCGGTGAACACCCGGTACATCGCCTCCTGACGCGGCCATGCTATCGGACGGATTCGGCTCTGGCCCAAAATATCCGCCACGGAAAGCCCATGCTTTGCAGCCGTCTCCCGTACAATGTCGGCAACTGAAGTTCTCATTTGTCTCTCCCCTTCTTCGGCCAAGGCCGTGAAGCAATTTTCTGTTTCGGTCCGTTGGTGCTGAAACCGCGAGATTGGATCAGCCCGTGGCCTCGGTTCTGGCGTCTGGACCACTGGCCTTTCTCGCCGCCCTGACGCTTGGCCTTCGTAATCCGTGGCGTGTCCTCAGTGTCGGTCTTCAGCCGGGCGCATGGCTTGCGGAGAAGGCGGCGGTTCTCGGTTTCGTTCGTGCCGGTAAGCCCTAGCGGGTTCCAATGCTCGTCAATCACGCCCTCGGTGATAGGGTCCAGTTTGACGCCGCATCCGCAGCCGCACCGGCCTTCCTGTTCAAGCATCAGGACGATAAGCTGCTTTCGGGTTAGAGCTTTGCGTTTCTCGGTCATCGGAGTGGAAACCCCCAACGGCGCAGCGTCTGCATCACGTCATCCGCACGATTGCAGACCGCATAACGGTGGCCAATCACGGCCATATCTGCTAGAAAGTCTTGCTGTTCGGTGGTCGCTTTTCCCCGTCCGGCCTTCAGTTCGATGACACCATAACGAGGGAACGCGCGCACCACGGGAAGCTCTGCAAATCGGGTCGGCTGTGAGGTTTGTTCGATCCAGACGAAGTGCAGATCGGGAACCCCCTTCGTAAGCCCCATGCGTTGAAACCGGGCTGATTGGACCTTGGAGAGATTGCCGCCGTTAGGGCAGAACCAAAACCGGGCCGGGGCAACCGTCCGCAGTTTCAGTTCCGCGATAACGGACTCTTGCAGGTCAGCTTCAGGCGTTTTCCTCATCGCCAAGCCCTCTTCGCCCAGAGTGATACGGTAGGGGGAGGGGTCATTCTGGTTGATGCCCGATTGCGTACCCAAGGATAAGCAGCCACGCGACCGGCCAGATTGCAGCCATAATAAAGTTGGTGACGGGCGTTTTGTTCGGGATCGACATGAAGAACCCCCACGAAAGCAGGGCCGCTATGCCGTACAGGGCGCATCCGAGAATCATTGCCCCATCTCCTTGCCCGTCTCAATCCGAAGACGCTCAGCCATAAGAGCCGTCATCTGGTCCTCAAAGACCTTCTGATTTTTCTTCTGCTTTTTGGCCTTGAGGCGCTTTACGTTCAGCGCGGCGATTTCGGAGGCGATAGCGGCAAGGCGTTCGTTCCGGCGCTTTTCCTCTGTGTAGAAGTCGGCGTTGTGCCAATCAAGGCCAAGCCAATAGACGACCGGTTCCCTCTTAAAGAACCCATAACGCTGGAAGAAACGAAGGATTGTGTTAAACATTGGTTTGCTCCTTTGGGGTTCCATCGCGGCTGATTAGGATTGTTTCGGGATTAGCGAGGCGCATAACGCCCGCCAGAGCGGCATCTTTTGTGGGAAAAGTCGCGGTCGGCATACCTTCAAGGCCAACGTCGCCCTTGTACAAATTCAAAGTCCTGCGGTGGATACCCCAATGGCCCCGCACGTCCTGCTGAACAGCCCACGGGGTGTCGCGAATTTCAGCCAAGGCCCCGGCCCCGCGAGCCTCTAGTTCGGTATCAGCTTCTTCAGCCGCGCGCCTCTCGTCGGCGACTTGCTCGTCAGATTTGAAAAGCCCCTTAAGCATCACGCTTGCTCCTTACGTTTAGCTGGTTGGTTGGTGCGCTTAGGGCCTTCAAACTGGTTAGGCTTGATCGTTAGGAAGGCTTCAATGGAGAGGCTGTCTGACTTGCGCTCTGCTTTGCGGAAGCGGTTAGCCGCGTAACATGCCGTCAGGGCCACAGATTCTGGAGGCGGTGCTTCATTAACGAGAACGCCACAGCACCCCGGTTGTGGACAACGACGGATCGTGTATTCCGAGCCTTCGCAAATAAAGAGGCGTGAACCGGGAGCGCGCGGCTTTGCATCCACGCAAACAACCTCGTCGCCATCACGAAACGCCATCACCCCTTCTCCCTTAAAGCTGCCCGCGCCCGTTTGTTGAGTGCGTTGCGAGCGCGCTGGACGGCCTTGCGGCGGATGGCGTCTCGGCCTGCCTGATATGCAGAAAGGTCGTGTTTCAACTGGACGATTTGGCCGCCCAGCCGAAACACTTCCGCCCGCTCTTCTGCCGTAAGAAACGAATCCCAATCGTATAATCTAGCCATGCGGCCTCCTGTTTCTGTCCGCTGACGATACACGAAACAAATCGGGTGTAAACCGTAAAATAGGGGTTGACGCCTTGTCCGCTGCTGTGGCTATATGTGCCTAACAAGGGAGAACGACATGACCAAGTTTGAACGGATGCAGGACGCCTTTGAAGCCTACGCCAGCGAGAACGGCGATGGCTTCTCGGATCGCGATTATGTCGGCGCGGCTGGCTATCGTGACGAGGGTTACGCCCTTGCCGAAGAGGCCGCGGATATGCCGGAAGAGGACCGCGCTGATTGGATTGACGATCAGGCGTATATGTTCCCCGCGTCGGCCCGTTATCTGGTGGCTGTAGCTGCTGACTACCGCCTGTCGGAGTTGGCCAAGCCCGAGCGCAAGGACTGGTTTGGCTTGGCGTCGTCCATTGCTGACCCGGATGCGTACCCCTTCAACGCGGGGGCCTTCTAATGAGCACGGCAAAGGTTTGGGCGCTGTACGATGCCGTAACAGGTCATCTGGGCGGCTGCGCTATCTGCGGCGATGACGACGAGTTTTCGCCAGACATTGAGGCTTTCGAGGAAACGGAAATGCTGATTTGCAGCGCGTGTTTCGAGGCGCAATGCGAGGCGCTGGACGATTCCAACATCACAGGAGCGGGGAAATGAGCGGCTGGACCCTCTACGGCGACCACGACCACTCAGAGGTCAGTGTCTATTTCGGATCGGGCGGCTCGTTCTACACCGTTTATGAACCGGGCCGCTCGCTCCCTGTCGCTTTCGTTATCGGTGCGTGTGGGGACCATGACGAATCCCGCGCCCGCGTCATTGTGGCGGCCCCTGAATTGTTGAGTGCTGCGCAAAATGCGCTCAAGGCGCTAGAATGCGCGTCGCGGCAACTGACAGAGGATCACAAAATGGTCCTGAAGGGCAAGAGCTGGGGATCGCGGGACATTGACGCCCTTCGCGCCGCAATCGCCAAAGCTACAACTGCTGTTGAACCTAACTCGGTGGGTACGCCGGAAGGCGTGAACCAAAATGACTGACGATGAAAAAACAGCGCACGGTATCGCTTGCGTGGTGATGACGATCTGTCTCGCAATCGGGCTTGTCGCAGAGCTGTTCAAATGACTGACGTTATCGACTCCATCCGTGGCCTTAGAAACCAGTCGATCACATTCGAGGCCGTCATTTCAGGCCTTACCTGCGAGATAGGCCGGGTCGAGAGGCTTACCGATCTAACGCCTGACCAGATCGTCCGGCTCTGGTCCGCCACATCAAGACTAAGCAAAGCAGCACTAGCGAAGGGGAAGAACGATGCGTGAGCCTGAAACCAAAAACGCCGTGATTGAGTCGGCCAGCCTTGGCTTTGGAGACAGGGGCTTTCTGGATGCGTGGCTGAGCCTTAGCTACGGCGGGTCCGGTCAAGGGTTCGGCGGCTATACGCTTTACCTTCCCAAGTCGTTCGATCACCACAAACTAGAGTCGGTTGCGGGTCATTTCCTGTTTCGCATCATGGAGGTGGCTGGTGTCGAAAGTTGGGACAAGCTGAAAGGGCGAACGATTCGAGTCCGCGCAAGTCATACCGGCGTGGAGGCGATCGGCCATATCGTGAAAGACGATTGGTTTTGTCCGAAAGACGATTTTGCGGGTCTCAACAAATGACCGCCCGCCCTGTCGCCAAGTTTGAGGCTGGCGAGCTTTGGCTTGATGACTGCGGAGTTTACCGCACGGCGTCACGAATGAGCGTCGCTATCATGGCCCAAACACAATCAACCCTGCGCTGCCCGGAAGCCCAAGAGGTAGTCCGACAGTGTCAGGAAGCCCTAAAACAATTCGCGGCAATGGAGGAAGCCAAGTGACAGACAAGAAAGTCCTTTGGGACAAGCTGTCGAAAACAGACCCGGCCCATACTAAGAGCTTCAGCCGAAGCGGCGGCTTCAAGGGAACGGCAATAAAGCCTCAATGGGTGGTGATGCGCCTGACTGAAGAGTTTGGCCCGTGCGGGCTTGGCTGGGGCATTAACCGGCCAGAGTTTCAGGTGGTGCCTGTTGGGGCAGAAGTGATGGTCTATTGCACCGTCTCTTGTTGGCATGGAACGCTAGACAATATCCTTTGGGGTGTCGGTGGTGACAAGGTGTCAACGTCTCGCCAGTCTGGCACGTTCAACGATGACGAGGCTTTCAAAAAGGCGTTCACCGACGCGATTATGAACGCCTTCAAGTTCCTCGGTGTCGCGGCTGACGTTCACATGGGTCTTTTCGATGACTCGAAGTACGTCCAAGAGGTTAAGGCGGACTTTGCCGAACGGCTGAAGGGCAACGGCGGGGTGAACCCGGAAGGTGAGGACTGGTACGGTTGTAACGGCGAGGCCGGAATGTCTGCCGCCAAGGCCAAGGCAGAAGGGCTGGGCGAGACGTTCGACGGCTGGCTTTCCGCTGTCGATATTATCCCGACGATGGAAGTTTGGAAGACGTGGTGCCGCGACCATGACGACGTAATTAAAACCCTGCCGCGTGGCTGGCGGGTTCAAATCCGCGAGGCAGTCGATGCCCGCAAGAAAGAGTTAGGGGCTGTCTGATGGGTTGGACATTGGAGCAAGGCGCGGCGTTGTGCCGTGAGATTGAGGCGATCTGCCCGGCGTTTGGCTGTCATGTCGCGCTGACCGGCGGGACGCTCTACAAAGACGGCGAGCGCAAAGACCTAGACGTGCTGTTCTACCGCATCCGTCAGGTTGAGCATATCGACACGGACGGCCTGTTTAACGCTCTGTCGGCTATCGGGATCGAAAAGACGGGCGGTTTCGGATGGTGTCACAAGGCGACGTTCGGAGAGAAGAAAATCGACTGCTTTTTTCCCGAAGAGGCAGACGGCGAATATGAAACAATGGCGAGTGCGCTTGCCGAAGCGGAGATTATTTTCTGATGGCCGGAAGCGTAAATAAAGTCATTCTCATCGGCAACGTCGGCAAAGAACCCGAAATCCGCACCCTCAACAGCGGAGAGCGGGTTGCCAATCTCTCGCTGGCTACGTCCGAAACATGGCGCGACAAAGCGAGCGGAGAGAAGAAGGAAAAGACGGAGTGGCATAGGGTCACGATCTTCAATGACAACATCGTTAAGGTCGTTGAAAACTACGTCAAGAAAGGCTCCACGCTCTACATCGAAGGCTCTTTGCAGACCCGCAAATGGACCGATAACAACGGCGTTGAGAAGTTCTCGACTGAGGTTCACATCGGCAAGTTCCGGGGTGAGCTGACGCTGCTTGGCGGCAAGGCCGACGGTGACGCGCCGAAGTCTGGCGGAACGCGCACGGCGGCGTATGAAGAAGACTCGCCTTTCTGATGGCTACGGAAGCGGCTCCAATCCTGCTAAGGCGACAGGGCCGCTTCCTAGTGGCCGCTGACGGCGTCACCGAGGGCTTCTTAGAGCGGTTGCCCCAAGGCCGTACGCTTAGGGCCAGAGACATAACCCAGCCCCGCTCGCGGCCCCGGAATCGGCTTTATTGGGCCTTGTTGCGTTTGACGGTCGAAAACATGGAGAACGTCAACGAACAGGCGCTCCATAAATGGATGAAGATACGGCTAGGGGTCACGGTTCCGATCCCGCTAAAGTCAGGTCGGGTCGAGTACGTTGACGGCTCTATCTCGTTCGACTCAATGTCGGAGGAAGAGTTTGCGCCGTATCTCGACAGGGCTATTCGATTGATCGTTGACGAGCTGCTGCCCGGCGTGGCCGAATCTGACGTGCTGGAAATGGCCAAGCAAATGATCGGTGAATGATGACTCCTGACAAGCCCCCTCCGGTTATCTTTTGGACCCCGTGGACGGTCAATCGCAAGCCGTTTGAAAACATGATCTGCCCTAAGCCAATGGAGCGACAAGCCCGATGAATGACCCGCTCTACGCCACCAGAACCTACGCAGACCCGAAAAGCCAATCGGCTAGGGACCGATGGATGGCCTTCAGAAACTCCCAAGGGATGCCTGTTGTCCAGCATCTTGATAGGTTTTCCGACGTGCCCGGCAGTTTTCAAAAGCAATGGAACGCTATGAGAGATAGAAAGGCTTAAGCCGATGGCAGTCCGTGAAGCAGACGGCGACTCGCGCTCGTATTTCCGCGAGGGCTATGAGGAGCAGGCCAAACTCCCGCAAACGCCCTTTGAGGCCATGCCAGATTGGCGGCTTCAAAAGTTTATCGACCGCGCGGAAGAATGGGAAGGCGACAAGGTGCCTGACGGTTTCGATCCGTGGAACTCATGGGGCGGCGAACATACCGCGCGTCAGGTGGTTAAAATGAACGCGCAAAACGCACTCAAAGAACTCGAAAGCAGAAAGGCTTAAGCCATGACGACAATGCTGGAGAGGGCCGCGCGAGCGATTGCCGTTGAATGGTATTGCGAGACGAGCCATGACGACGCGGTAGCTGTAGCCGCTGCGGAAACCCAATGGACGGCGTTTGAAAGCCTCGTCCGCGCTGCCCTTCAAGCTATAAGGGACGACCTGCCGGAGAGTATCATTCGGGCCGGTGAGCGGGCGGCTTGGGATGACAACAACGCGATGCCTGCAATCCGCGCTATGCCAAAGGGGTTCGCAGCTATTATCACAGCAATCCTAGAGGAAAAGCCGGAATGAAATACGAAACCGATAACGGGTTTGTCTTCGTCTGGTTTTTATCGACGTTCGTCGGCATAATTGCGCTGGCCTGCTACTATGGCATTCGGCAGGATTGGATAGCCTTCGTTTTGGGCGGTGCCGCAGTTTATATGCTCGGCTGCATAAAGATAAACGGCAAGAGCATCCACGGCTGACCAGCAACCCGAACCCTAACCACACGTTTCCCCAAACACACATAGGAGGGTAACGCCGTGCCCTTGACCCGCCAAGCCTTGACCGAAAAGACGGCGTGAGGCATAGTCAAGCCCGCTCTATGCTTCGCGACTGCGTGGCTAGTCCGGAGACAGACGATGAAGAACAAGCCTTCGCCCAAGATGCAGCCGAAGCTGATTCCGCAGCACAAGCGCCTTGCTATGGGTATCCCTACAAACGTCGGCGGACCCAAGGGTAAGCCCTACGGCATGGCCTAGCCCCCTTTGTGGGGCTTTTCTCTTATCAGGAACAAAGATGACCGACTTTTCTAACGATCAGGGCACGGGTAGCGTTATTGCCGACGTGGGTACGTTTGCAGCGCTGGCGACTGATGCTGCTACGGTTGGCGGTGTCGCGACCTCGGTTCTGAAAAAGGTCACTGTCACCGTCGTTAACGGTGCTGCTGCGGGCACGTTCACTCTCCCGACCGGAGCGGTAATCGAGCATTATTATATCGACACTCCGACCGCGATCCCCGGCACTCCGACGAACACCAATTTGCGCCTTGGATCGGCTGCTAATGGCGAGCAATACGTCGCTGACGTTGATGTGAAGGCTCAAGGCTGGATCAACGCGACGGTGGTCTATGCCGGTCGCAAGCCTGCCACGACGGTTCACTACACGGTGGCCAGCTCGGGCGGCACGGCTGCCAGCCAAGACGGTGATGTGGTCCTGTATGTCGCCTACGCTGTCCCGGTCTAGCAATGGACAAGGTAGCGCAAAGGCTGGCGGACAAGGCCCATTCGTTGCGAGGCGTCCTGACTGACACCCCGTATGCCAACTGGGAAGAGGCCACACAGGCGCAGCGTGAGTTCTGGCGAGAGATTGCCCGCGCAAGCCAAGAGGCCGAACCCGAGAAGCCCAAGGCGAAGGCCAAGAAGTGACTGAGTTCCTTCTCACGATCATCGCCATTGCCTGTTGCATAACGGCGCTAGCCACGGTGATTAGGGATTGGGAATAATCCAAAGCCGATAGAATACCAGAAGCCCGATCAGCCTAGCGCCGGTCGGGCTTTCTGCTGCGGAAAATAAGGGCTTGCGTGTCCGGACAACTTAGTGTCTAGTGCTTTCAACAAGGGAGCAAGACACATGACCACTCGCGATTCCAGCCACCTCGTTGCCCTCATGACCGGCCTGAGCCGTGAGCGCCAACGCCTCGCCGTTGCCCGTACCGAACAAGAGCGCGCCCTTCGCGCCGTGTGGGTTCGCCAGTCGGAAAAGGAAATCAACGCCGAGGAGCGGTTCCTTGGCCTGACGGAAACCGATTGGAATGAGCCGGAAATGTCGGCTGATGATCTGATGGCGGAGCTGATGGCATGAACGCCGCAAACGAGTACGTTCTCCACCCGCACGGGGCGCTGGCCTTCGCATACGACAAGGCTCAAACGTGGGCCGATTGTATGTCCCGCCCGTTCTTTGTGTGTGAGTACGCCAAGGGCAAGTTTGATGCGTTTTCAGACGCCACGGCCCGCACGATGGTTGCAAAGGTAAGCCCAAAATGACCGCCACTATCAGAAAGCAAATCCAACGCGCGCACCTCAAACACAACGGAGGAAAGCGTTTAGACCTCTACCTGACCAAAGAGGAGGGAGAGACGCTAGAAGCCTTCCGGGTAGCCCGTGGCCTGCGTACTGCAACGGATGCGGTCAAGGCACTGATTGAGCCGCACATAGGCCGCATGGGCGATGCGAGGGAGTGGTGAGTCCCGCCTTGCCTATCCCCTCAACCTAGTCCATATTAACCCCGCTTACACCCGAGCTACGGCACTAAGGTTAAGCGACCAGACTAGATCACAGGGCGTCACGAATGACCGCACAAACAGAAGCCATTGACGGTTTCGTTCAATCGTCAGCGTCCAGTTACGCGGCGCTCGTTCAGCGCTCTGCTGACATTCTGGTTGAGTCGCGGTTTCCGAACGTCGGTGACGAGCTGACCGTGATGCGTCACGGCGTCTCCCGTGCAGTTTTTGGAGAGCCGGAGTTTGCTGGACGCCTAGAGTTTGCCCGCTACACCGACGACGGCTCCGGCGCTGTATTCCGTAGGGTCGCCTGATGACCGACAACACGATGGGTGAAAGCCCTATCACGTCCTCTCACGTAGAGACTGCTGCTAAGGCGGCTTGGACTGTTGCTCGCTCGCGTTGCCCCGTTGAAATCATCGGCCAGCTTCCGTCATGGGAAAGCGCGCTTGAAAGCCTCCGCGAAGACTGGCGAGCCTCAACCCGTGCGGCCCTAGAGGCTTACGTTGCCTCATGACTGTGCTGCCTAGCATTTACGGCCTGTTCGATAAGGGCGGGCTTTTGCGCTATGTGGGCAAGGCGAACAATCCGGCGCAGCGCCTTAAGGGCCATGCGCGGGACAGCCTGAAAAAGAACACGCCTCTGTATGCATGGATGCGAAAGCACGGCATTCCAGAAATGCGAGTGCTAGAGGCTGATTGTGTTGATTGGCAGGAAGCGGAGCGCAGGCATATTCGGGACGCTCTAGCGCGCGGCGAGAATCTTCTGAACTTAGCGGAGGGCGGAGAACAGCCGTTCTGTTCCGTCGAGCAGCGCAGGGAAAATGCTGCGGCCCTGAATAAGCGTTTAGCAGGGGACGAGAAGGCCCGACACTTCCGCAACCTTAAGCGGACGCTTAGCCGCTCGATCAGTCAGGGCTACCTTTCTAACGAGACGCGCGAGCGCCTTCGCCAAGCCGCTGCGGCGATGCCAAAACAGATGGGGTGTTTCGCGGGTATTCCAGACCGGGAAGAGGCGCTCGCGTAATGCCGCCCCTCGAAAACACTAAACACGAACGCTTTGCGCAGGAGTTGGCCAAGGGCAAAAGCCAAGCTGACGCCTATGAGGCTGCGGGGTACAAATACAGCCGAAGCGCTGCTGCAAGGCTTGCTGCTGATGTGAACATTTGTCAGCGAGTTTCGGAGATGGCTGAACGTGTTGCAGCCCGCACCGAAATCACGGTTGCGTCTATCACTGAGCGGCTGTTGCGCTTGGCTGAAGTAGCCGAAAAGACCGGCATCGTGTTGGACTGTGAGACAGGTGAGGCGACGGCCTCAAACTCAAAGCACCTAGGGGTTTCCCGCGCCGCTCTGATGGACGTGGCCAAACTCAACGGCCTTGTGGTCGATAAGTCAGAGCAGACGCATACGGTGCATGAATGGCTTTCGACGGCAAACTAAGCCCCGAAGAGCAAGCCAAGGTTCAGCGCCTCCGCGATGACTTTGAGTTCTTCGCCCGCAACGTCCTGCGCATCCGCACGAAGTCCGGCGAGATAAAGCCCTTCGTCCTGAACAGGGCGCAACGTTATCTCCATCAACGGTTAGAGGCTCAACGCCGCAAGGGTAAGGTCCGGGCCATAATCTTGAAGGGCCGACAATTAGGAGCCAGCACGTACATCCAAGGCCGGTTCTACTGGCGTCTATGGGGTGGTCAGGGGCTTAAGGCGTTCATCCTGACGCACGAGCAAGCCGCGACTGACAACATGTTCGCGATGGCGCAACGGTTCCATGACGGCGCGCCTGTGTTTGTGAAGCCTCGGACGAAGGCTGCTAACGCGAAGGAACTGGCCTTCGCTGACAATGACTGTTCGTACTCGGTCGGCACGGCGGGGACGAAGGGCGTAGGCCGGTCCAGTACCTTGCAGCTGTTCCATGGGTGCCTCGGCATAGACACGCCTATCGTTGACGGCCTGACGGGCAAACTGCGGGCCATGAAGGACTGGTCTGTCGGTGATCTGGTCAGAACGCATACAGGCGAGGTCGCGCCGGTCACGTTTATTAGTCGCCAAGCCAAAGAGGCTAACCGGGTTACGCTGAAGGGCCTGCGAGATTTCCCGCTGGTTGCTACGGACGAGCATAGGTTCTGGACGCGCGAGGGCTGGAAAGAGCTAGGCGACATAGCGGAGGGCGATTGCATCGGCTTCCCGGTGGCTGAGATCGCGGACGATGGGTTGGTGTGGCCGTTCCGGTTGCCTGATAGCTTCCGGCCTCAAGGTGGTGGCTCGCGAGAGGTTGGCCCAGACTCGGTGTCCCCCTCGTATGATCTAGGCCGGGTACTTGGTCTGTATCTGGCGGAAGGCTCAATCGGGCGTCAGTCGTCGGGCGTCCCTAGCGCCGTGACATTTGCCGTTCATGAGCGCGAGGTAGATCGAACCGTCGAGTGGCTTAAGCCTCTGGCAGATATGTTCCGGTCTGTCCGGGTTGCTAACAGGTCCGACTCTAAGACGTGCACGGTGACGGTCTATGGCCGGTCCTTCGCTACGTTTGTCGAGGGGCTGTGCGGGGCCGTTGATAGCAAGCGGATGCCTGCGGTGTGGAGTCGGTGCGGTGAGGCGTTCGCTCGCGGCCTTGTGCACGGGTATCTGGCAGGCGACGGGCATAGCGAGGCGCTGACGCGGCGTATCTCTGCCCCTAGCATCCGGTCGGCTATCACTATCGGGATGCGTGACGCGCTGGCGTCGCTTGGCTACGGGTGGGCGTCGATTGCCTATAAGGCCGCTGCGGTTCGGTATGGGCGGAACGAGAAGGAAGCGTGGACCTTGCGCTTGACCGGCGAAGGCGTTGACCGTCTGGCGTCTGAGATTGGCTGGCTGACTGCAATCCGGCAGCGCACGGGCGCTTACGGATCGGTCGAGGTGTCGGGTGGTTACGCCTGGCTTCCGGTTGTCGAGAAGGTGTCCGCTGGTCTGGTTGAGGTCATGGACTTTGAGGTGGGCCACGATGACCACTCGTACTGCACCCTTCATAGCGCGACGCATAACTCCGAGGTCGGCTTCTGGCCTAACGCTGAGACGCATATTGATGGGGCGTTCCAAGCCATTGCGGACGTGCCGGGGACTGAGCGCCTGTTGGAAAGCACGGCGAACGGGATCGGCAACGTGTTCCAGCGGCGCTATGCTGCGGCTCAACGCGGTGATGGCGACGAAGAGGCTATCTTCATCCCGTGGTATTGGGGTGAGGACTACGAGCGCGAGGCTCCGGAGGACTGGTGCCCGCCCGGTGATTGGGAGCAATACCAACACAGCAACGGGCTAACCCGTGAGCAGCTTTACTGGGCGTTCTGCAAAAACCGGGACATGGCCTCGGCTATCGGTGAGCCTGACGACAAGGCTTGCTGGAAGTTCATGCAAGAGTTTCCGGCTAGTGCTGACGAAGCGTTCCAGACGGCGGGTAACAGTTTCATTCCCTCGCCTGCTGTGGCTGTGGCCCGTAAGAACAAGATTCCTCCCATTGGGTCGATGGTGATTGGCCTCGACCCGGCGCGGGGTGGTGGTGACAAGACCGGCGTGGTTGATCGTGTTGGCCGGGTGATGGGTTCGTTCGTCTGCGAGCGGTGGGACGACAGGGACTTGATGGTGGTGGCTGGCAAGGCGTTCGGCCTGCTTAAGAAGTTCCCTCAAGCCATTATGAACATCGACGTGGGCGGGCTGGGTGCGGGCGTTTACGACAGGCTCGCGGAGATGGGGCTAGGTCACCGGGTCAATGCGGTGAACTTCGGCTCTAGTCCGTTGGGTATTGGCCCGACTGGTGATGAGCTTTACGCCAACCGCCGAGCTGAGATGTGGGACATTAAACGGGACTGGTACATGGACCCGGCAGGCGTTCAGGTGCCGGACGACGACGTATTCCACGCTGATGAGACTTCGGCTGTGTGGGGTTCTGGTGCAACCCGGCATAGTTCTAACAATGAACTGACATTGGAGTCGAAGGACAAGATCAGGGAGCGGCTAGGATTTAGCCCTGACTTGGGTGATGCGGCGGCGCTTACATTTGCGGTGCCTGTGGGGTATGATTTGCAGTATAGCGAACCGGCTCCGGTACAACGTGGCCAATCCAGCGTGACAGGGTACTAGATGAGCATGAAACCAAGCCCCGCAATGATTCAAGCGGCGCATGACGAAATCCTTGACCTGTCAGGGTCGATTTCTATGGCCGCGCAAGCGGAGCACATTTTGTCCGTGGCGATGGCCACTCAGGACGACCTAACAGTTCCGTTCAGCACCGAATTTTTGAAGGATGTCCGGGCGCGCAGCGCTTGGCCGGAAGGAACAAAAATCACACTAGCGACCGAGGTTTCGCAATGAGCATGGTCGATGACTACGACGGCAGCGCCTATGAAGCGCCGGAGTATGGTGAGGTAAGCGACCCGACTGAGGGCGTTGATCTGGACGATGCTGGCGGGATGGAAGATGAGCGTCCGCTTATCCTGCTGCTGGCTGCGTCCACGGGTGACGCCTCGGCTATCATTGAGCAATACCTTGGCGAGACGATCCTTGGCTCCCTTGGCGCGCAATGCGTTGAGGACTGGAGCATGGATGACGGCGCTCGCAACGACTGGAAGACGCAGACACAGAACGCCTTGGCTGCTGCGGCTCAGGATGCGCCGGGCGACAAGTCCTATCCGTTTGATCGCTCGGCTAACGTCCAGTATCCGCTTATCACGGTGGCGGCTCAACAGTTCGCGGCTCGGGCTTATCCGGCCATTGTGAAGCCGGGCGATGCTGTGTCCGTGGCGGTGCTTGGCCGGGATGCGGATGGCCAGAAGCAAGCGCGGGCTGATCGGGTCAAGGATTACCTCAACTACCAACTGTTCTACCGGATTGCCGATTGGGAAGGCGATACGGACGTGTTGCTTAATCAGCTTCCGATTAGCGGCTGTGGGTTCCGCAAGGTCTATTACGACGCTCACAAGCGCAGGCCGTGCAGCGAGTTCGTCAATGCGCTGAACCTGACCGTCCCAAGCGATGCCAAGGCGTTGAGGGACGCGCCGCGCATCACGCAAGACTTCGAGGTCTTCCCGTACCAGATTACGGAACGCCAGCGGTCGGGGATGTACCGTGATGCGGATATGCTGCTGGACGGTAACGAGGACGACCAGAAGCCCCGCCAGTTCATTGAACAGCACCGGATGCACGATCTGGACGGTGACGGGGTCGAAGAGCCTTACATCATCACGGTTGACGTTGAATCGACGCAGGTGATGCGGATCGAGGCGGCTTACGACGAACTAGACCTAGAGATTGCGGAGGACGGCAAGACCGTTATCCGGATTGAGCGTTGGTGCCCGTTCGTGAAGTACAGCTTCCTTCCTGATCCGAAGGGCCGCTTCTATGACATCGGGTTCGGTCATCTGCTGGCCCCGATCAACGCGGTGGTCAACACGATCATCAACCAACTGCTAGACGCTGGCCATGCACAGGTTGCGGGCGGCGGCTTCTTGGCTGCTGGGTTGAGGCTGCAAGGGTCGGGGCAAACGAGTGTGCTTCGGTTCTCGCCGTCTGAGTACAAGGTGGTGAACGTACCGGGCGGTGACATTCGGAGCGCGATCTATGATCGGCCCATGCCCGCGCCTAGCCCTGTCCTGTTTGAGCTTCTCGGTATGCTCATGGACGCGGCCCGCGACATTTCCTCGGTTAAGGACGTGCTGACCGGCGAGGCTGGCAAGTCACAGACGGCAACGGCGACGCTGGCCCTGATTGAGCAAGGCTTGCAGACGTTCACGGCGATCTACAAGCGCATCTATCGGAGCGCAAAGCAGGAGTTCCAACTGCTGTATGACTGCGTAAGCCGCTACGGTGACCCGGAAGAGTATGCGCGGGTTCTGGACATTCCCGGCGCTACGCTGGCGAAGGACTTCAACGAAGCCGATCTGGACATTCAGCCGGTGGCGGACCCCGCCTCGGTGACGAATATGCAGCGGATGGCGAAGGCCGGGTTCCTGCAAGGCTTCTTGGGCAAGGGCCTCAATGATGAGGAAATCCTGAAGCGTATTTTCGAGGCTGCGGACATTGCGGACGTTGAGAAACTGTTTCCGCCTAAGCCTGAAGGCCCTCCTCCTCCTAACCCGCTGATGCTTGCGGACCTGAAGGAGAAGGAAAGCAAGGCCGCGCTCAATGAAGCGACGGCTACAAAGAATCGCGCTGATGCGATGGATAAGCTCTCCTTAGTGGCAGAGCGAGGAGTGATGAATGGAAGCGGAGGAATGGGACCAGTGGCGCAACAACCCGGTTACGACTTGGGTAATGGCGGCGCTGGACAAGGCGGCTTCGGCCCAGCGTGAAGGCTGGATAGCAGCGACGTGGGACGCCGGGGGCTGTGACCCTCTGTTGCTTGCGACGCTTAGAACACGGGCAGACGCATATCGCGCGCTGTCTGAAATAGCCCTCGATGATGTGAGGAAGATGCATGATTCGACCGATTGAATATAACGTCCTGATCCGGCCTGATCCGGCAGAACAGAAGACTAAAGGGGGGATCATCCTCTCTGACCAGACGGTAGAGACTGACAAACACGCCCAACAGCGTGGCGTTATCGTCTCAATGTCTCCGGCATCCTTCGATTATGCGGAGTGGCCGGAAGGCGCGAAACCTCAAATCGGTGATCGGGTAATCTTTGCCCGTTACGACGGCATCCTCTGGAAAGAGGGTGAAGATGAATTCCGCCTTGTGAAAGACAAGGCTATTGCAGCGGTGATCGAATGACCGACGTTCAAATGGCTCCCGAGGCCCCTAGCGCGCCTCTCCCTGATGTTGCGCTCCCTGATGCGCCTAACGATGCTCCGGCCCGTGGTGAGGCTTCTGCGCCGGATCTGGAAAGCCTTGCCCGTGACATGGGCTGGCGTCCGAAAGAGGACTGGAAGGGTGACGACTCCGGCTGGCGTGATGCTGGCGAGTTCGTCAAACACACGGTCGATGCAAACCGGACGCTGAAGCGTGAGCTTGGCGAGGTCAAGGACGTGGTTAAGGGCCTGTCTAAAACCAACGAGCGCATTCTGGAACGTGAGCTTGCCAAGCAACGCAAGGCGCTTGAGAGGCAGTTTGCGGAGGCTGTGGACGCCAACGATCCGACTGCTGCCCGGCAAGTCTCGGCGCAGATTGATGCGCTGGATCGAACGCCTGCTCAGACCGACTACAAGTCGAAGTTCAAGGCGGATAATCCATGGTTCGGGGAAAACAAGAAGGCGACAGCCTATGCCGTAACTATGGCTGGGGTTGCGGCTGAAGAGGGGAAAGACCCTGACGCTCAACTGGCCTTTGCGGCGGCTGAGGTCAAAGAGAAGTTCCCTGAGTTGTTCGACAAGCCCACTCCGCAACGCAACGCCCCCTCGGTTGAGGGCGGCTCGCGTGGTTCTCCTCCTCCGAAGAAAACCTATCCCCCGGCGGTTCTCCAAGCGGCCAAGGCTGCGGTTGATCGTGGTCGGGCCGATAGCGTGGCGGAATACTGCTCCATGTATGACAAAGAAATGGGGCGTGACTGATGGCCCGCCCGTACAACAGGAAACCGAAGATGACCGAAGCGCCCGCTCCCGCCACGGAAACTATTATCGCCCCGGCTCAACCGTCTGCTCTGGCTGAAGCCGCTCCTAAGCCGGAAGCCAAGTCTTCGGGTATGTCTGCCCGCCGCCTTGCTGAAATGCGTGAGCGTCGTGAGCGAGACAACGGCACTCTGGATACAATGACGGTGATGCGCCTTGGCTTGCCCGATGAAGTAATCAGTGCTAACGCTGACTGTGATTTGCGATGGGTCAACGATGAAGGTGGCCGTATCGAGCATCTAACCCGCCGGAACTACTATGATGTAGTCGATGGGGTTGAAGGGCGAACCGTAGGCACGAATGGCCGTGGCGAGCCGATAGTCGCTAGACTCCTTCGGAAACCCAAGGAGTTCGCGGTAGAGGACCAGAAAGCCAAGCTGGACCGCCTCAATCAAATCGAGCGGTCTGCGCTGAAGGGTGAAGGTTCGGGGGCCTCGGCCTCATCTTCTGCGGGCATCTACGCCCCTTCCGATAACGTCATCAAGGGCTTCAAGCCCTAATAAGGAGTCTACCCAATGGCTAACCTCAATGCTCCGTTCGGGCTTAAGCCCCTGCGTGAGCGTGACGGTTCGCCGTATAGCGGTGCCGCAAACACTTATTTCGTGCCTGACACGGATAATGTGGCCCTGTTCATCGGTGATCCCGTCATTCTCGCCGGTTCGTCCGGCAACGCTCAAGCCGGGCCGGAATCGTACCCGACCGTGACCCGTGCGACTGCTGGCGCGACCAACCGGATTTCCGGCGTCGTTGTTGGCTTCCAGCCGTCCCCGGCTTTCACCCCGTATGGCTATCGTCCGGCTTCGACCGCGATGAATGTCCTGATCGCTGACGATCCGTTCCTTGAGTTCGTGATCCAAGTCGATTCAACGGGCGTGGCTGCGACCCAAGTTGGTGAAAACGCCAACCTGACCGCAGGTTCTGGTTCGACCGCTACCAAGAAGTCTGGTTTCATTCTGGACGGCTCTACGCCGGACGTTGATGCGACCTACCAACTTCGCATTCTCGGCCTTGAGCCGCAGATCAATAACGAGTTCGGTGCTTACGCTGACGTTCTCGTTCGTATCAACCTGCCGACCGAAGCTGGTATCGCCAGCGGTCTTGGCATTTAAGGGAGGGTTTGAACAATGGCTGTAATCACTCGCTCAAATCACCCCGACGCGCTATGGCCCGGCGTAAAGCTGTGGTTCGGTAAGGAATACGGGAAATATCCCAAGATTTTCACGCAGTTCTTCGACAAGGAGAAGTCGGACAAGGCGTGGGAATACCTGATTGAAGCCACCGGCTTTGGTCTGGCCCCCGTCAAGGCCGAAGGCGCTTCTATCGCGTACGACTCGGACCAACAAGGCTACAAGAACACCCTGTACCACGTCGTGTATGGACTGGGTTACATCGTCACCCGCGAGGAACAAGAGGACGACCTTTACCGGGAAGTCTCGGAAACCCGCGCGTCGTCGCTGGCCTTCTCCATGTCCACGACTATCGAGATCGTTCACGCCAACATCCTGAACCGAGGCTTTACCGGCGGCGCTTATGCTGGTGGCGACGGCGTGGCCCTGTTCTCGACGG